GTAGTAGCGAATGAAACTGAACCGTTCACTTCACCAATATACTCATCTTCCTCAATAATATGAGACTTCCGAACGCGAGAGCTGTTCGAAGAACCGAGTTTAAGTTCACCTTTCCCACTCATAGTGTTAGAAAGATCTCGGGTACGCCGCTGCGCCTTCATAGGTCGCCGCGAACCATCATTTGTTTGAGACTTAATGGCTTGTCTAGTTTTTAAGGACTTGTTTTGTCCGGAAGCTTTGGTGCTTGCCTTTCCCCTTTGAGAATTCATCGGGTCCCGTCTCTCTTGTGTGGATTAAGAAGCCACACCGGCGACTATGCTCAGATAACTAGTTATAAGTGAACCGAGCGGAATTACGAACCTTATAGGATACACCAATTGAAGGTGTTCCACAACATGGAGCGGTGATACTGTTAGTTGATCACCACGTTAATCCAAGTTATAATGCGTTCGACCGCTTATCCACCACAATAACCCAACCGTTGTAGTCTGTAGACCATCCGTATGGCAATGATGCTCATACTTGGTACTCTCCTTAACGAGTGTTTGGTTGTTTATAGTTTCTGACCGACCCCTACAGCAAATCCGACTATTAGGAAGTTAAACTTTCCATTCCTCGCTCATTAGGCGATAATAGTTAGATCCTTTCAGTAAATGACCTTTGAAAGGGCTTTGTAGGTTTTCCCGTGTATAGTTGCTACACGGAGCTTATTTGCTTTACGAACCGTTATCAAATCTAGGAAGTTAAACTTTCCATTCCACCATTAAATTGGCTAGATGAGATCTGCGTGGATCATGTACTTCTTAAAGGTACCCACGTCACGATGTTCGAACTCGCTTGGGTAGGCTCGTCAAATATGACATAACCTTGAGAGAATGAATTCAAGAGGATTGACTAACAACAAGTCAAGAGGTACTCGATTTGGCAAATGCCATTAACATCGAGTGGAACCTCACCTGAGCATACCAACCGCATCGAAACGCGATTAGCTCTTCTCTTATAGAGTATAACCTCATCATACATGTGAGGGTTCTCAATCTCTAACATTCGTTGACATGATTTACTAGTTCGAAGGACTTTTTTCACAATCCTAAGTAAAC